ACTGACATTGCAGGCTTTGTATCGGTCTAAGACCATAGGGGGATAAGAGAATGCTTACATACGATCCATCACAGGTATCAGTAATCTTCGGCGGACAGCCGATCACTGGGTTCGCAGACGGAACCTTCGTACAGCTCGAGAGAGACGAGGATGCCTATGCTCTATCCATCGGGATCGATGGCGAGGGTACAAGAGCCAAGTCGAATAACAAATCAGGTAAGGCGACGCTGACCCTTCAGCAGTCCAGTCCATCGAACGACTACCTCACAGGTATCGCGAAACTCGATGAGCTGAGAAACGCTGGCGTACTCCCACTGTTGATTAAAGACAACAGCGGTAGAACACTTGCGATGGCTGAGAAGGCGTACATCGTGAAGCTCCCTGCATCAGAGTTTTCAAGAGAAGTTAGTGAGCGCGAGTGGATCATTCAAACCGATCGACTCGAGTTATTCGTCGGCGGTAACGTGTCGGCATAATTTAGGACGGTCAAAAGGAGACAGTCATGAGAGAGAGCAACATCCTTAAAGTGGATGGGGAGCAGTATGAATGCGCGCTGTTCGCTGGGACAAAAGGTACACGAGTTCTAGCGCGCCTGATAAAGATGTTTGGAAAATCCCTAGTTGGACTCGTAGGTCTGGCTGGCAAAAAGGGCGGGATGAAGGCGAAGATCGACGACAGTATGGTCGAGACCTTCATGGGAGCGATCGAGTCACTCGACGAGGATGCTCTGGAGTTATTGTTTTCCGATCTACTCAGCACCGTGAGATTCGCAGACAAGAAGGCTGGATGGATCGATGTCGCCTCTCAACAGGACACGATCTTCATGGGCAGACAGTTCCACAAATTGAAAGTCATCATAGCAATCGCTCAGTATCAGTTCGCAGATTTTTTCGCAAAGCCCCCCGCCGTTTCAAAATAAGACGGAAGGGTCAGGGGGGAGGATCTGGGCTTAAAATCCCAGATCATGTTGAGTGGTTCATCTGGAGACTGGTGATTTCAAAAGTCGCTACTTTAGAAGCACTCGATACGCATTGGTCGCTCATGGATATGGCGGATGCTCATGAGGCTTTGGATTTACAGGAGCAGACCGAGATAGACTTGGCTGAGAAGCAGAGGAAGGAATCTACTAGGCGATGATCGTAGAGGAACTAGTCGCCAAGCTCGGATTAGAGTTTGACGACACGGAGCTGAAGAAGTTTGAGGAGAAGATGGCTGGGCTTGGTAGCACAGTCAAATCGTTCTCGTTCGCTCTAGCTGGTGCTGCTGGATCCATTTTCGCTATCGCAAAATTTACATCGAACGCTGGTGACGAGGCTCTCAAAATGAGTCAGCGTCTTGGCGTCAATATTGAAGCTCTACAGGAGCTCGGATACGCAGCGAAACTCGCTGACATTGAGCATGGAGAGCTAGCGCAGAGTATCGGATTGTTAAACAAGAATGTGACTGAGGCGATGAGTGGAAACTCAGAGCTAGCAGGTGCGTTTAAAAAAGTCGGTATCAGTGTCGCTCAGTTCCGTGGCAAAGCACCTGATGCGATCTCTCTCATTGGACAGATGTCCGATCACTTTAAAACGATGCCTGATGGTGCTGAGAAATCGGCACTCGCTATGAAGGTATTCGGTAAGTCTGGAGCGAAAATGATCCCACTCTTAAATGAGGGGGGAGCAGGTCTAGCTAAGATGGGTCTAGAGGCTAGGCGCATGGGACTCGTGTTCGACAAGGAGTCGGCAGAGGCCATGGAGCGGTTCAATGACCAGATCACGAGAGTCAAATCTGCTGTCACTGGTATCGCCTACTCAGTAGGTAAGAGACTCGTACCGATCATCGAGAAGCTCACAAATAAATTTTTAGCATGGCTTGATGCCAATAGATCGTCGGTCATTCAGCGTACAGAGTTCTTCTTTAAGGCACTCGCTGTCTTCGTAGAGAACGCATGGAATATGCTGGATGGTCTGACTAAGTCAGCGATGGGGTTCATCGATGTCATGGGGGGAATTGAAAAGGTCACGAAGATGGTGATCGGTTTTGCCTCTGCATGGTACGCAGCTAAGATGCTGATCGGAATCGGTAGAGTGATCCAAGCGATCAAGGCTTTGAGATTCGCTATGATCACTGCTCAGCTAGCAGCTTTGGCTGTACCTCTAGCTATCGGAGCGGCATTCGTAGCACTCGGTCTCATCATTGAGGATCTCTATCTCACTCTCACAGACCCGAATGCGGATACGTTTTTTAGAGACCTGATCAACATGGCTCCTAAGGCACTAGACTTCATTAAGGGACTCTTCGGTGATTTCGCAAACTGGATCATGTCGAAGGTCGCATCTATCGGACCTATGCTTGGAAATCTCTTGATGGCTGGCTTGAAAGCATCTCCTCTTGGGATGCTGTTTGATATGGCTGGTGGAGCATCAGGGATTATGTCAGGTCTATCTAGCGTAGGTGGAATGCTCGGTATGACTCCTGCTACTGCACCGTCTGCTGGTACGACGATGAACTCTATGAGTAATGGTGGAGCGAATGTAAATGCTCCGATCAATATCACTGTAGGTGGAGATCTCGATCCTGCTGCTGTACCGAAGATTCAAAGTTCTATGGATGGAAGCATCGATCGCATTACGAGATCAGCTGCTCGTAGATATCAGGGGGCACCTACACAATGAGTCTATCCGCTCTACAGATTTTAACTGGTGGTGGTTTCGGAGATCGTAGATCTAAGATACAAGCCGTCGACGTACCTGATGTTCTCATAATGATGGACGCTACTCTGAGCGAGAATCCTAAGTACGAGAACGACATCACTGACCATCCTGTCGAGGACGGATCAGAGGTTACGGATCACGCAAATCCAAAGCCTATTATGCTCGAGATCGAGGGAGAGGTTTCAGACTCACCTATGTCTCTAGAGGGTGCACTGCTCAATGCTCTATCGAGTGGAATAGGAGCGGCTGTAGGTAATGGTATCGGCGGTGGATTCGGATCTGCTGTAGGTGCTGTCGCAGGTGGATTCGTAGCATCCGCTATCAGTGGTCCACAGTCATCGCCGTCTCAGCAGGCTTACAATTATTTACTGCAGCTGTGGAAGAACCGTATCCCTGTGACGATCACGACATCGCTCACGGTCTACAACAACATGATGCTGCAGTCTCTCAGCGTGCCTCGTGATCCATCGACTGGTCAGAAGTTGAAATTCACTATGAGTTTTAAAGAGGTCAGGTTTGTAAAAACGCAGGACGTACAGGTGACGAATCTCGAGGAGATCGTGAAGCATACGGCTGGAGCTACAGCGGAGCTCGGATCTCAGGGAGCGAATGCTACGAAGGCATCACGTCGTGCATCACTACTCAAGCAGGGAGTGCGTGGAATCGGATCTCTTTTCTCAGGAGGTGCCTGATGGCAACCCTAGAAATCCCAGTCAGATCGGATCTCCCAGCATATAAATTTGAAATCGATCTCGAGGGAGACGTGTTCATTTTCTTCGTGCGCTACAACCGTAGGATGGACTCATGGTTTCTCACGATTAGAACCCCCCAGAATGCTGAAATCATCAACTCAATCAGACTATGCTGTGGGATCGATCTACTCAGAGGATTAGCTGCTGAAGGAAAACCGAAGGGTGCTCTAGTGGTACTAGATACGACTGGAGCGAATCTAGATCCTACGAAGAGTGACTTAGGTACACGGCACTTCCTGATGTACGTGGAGTCTACAGGTGGCTAGCGATACTTTACTATACGACCGCATCTGCAAGCTCAGGCTCATCGACACACAGACGAAGATCGCAAAAGAGTTCGTGTCAAAATATCGTGAGCCATCGAACCCTAAGAATTTTGCAAAAGGCTTTAGAATATCATTCAAGTTAGAGAAGGCTATCGATAGCAACCCGAATAAGGGTGAGATCAGGATTTATAATCTCAAAAAAACATCACGAGATCTCGCTGAGCGTAGAGACAATGTGATCGTAGAGTGCCTTGCAGGATACGGTGAGACTCCGAAATTATTATTCAGCGGCTATGTAGGACGAGTGATCACTACTACTGATGGTCCGGACAACATCACATCGTTTGAACTAGGTGATGGATTGAAGGGATGGCAGGAAGCTAGTGTCGATCAGGCGTTTAAACCTGGCACTGGGATGACTGACATTTTCACATCTCTCATCGGTTCATTCGGATCATCTCAGGGTGAGGTGAAGGATGTGCCTGCTGAGACCGTACTCAATGGGTTGTCTCTCTCGGGGAACTCGAGAGATCACATGGACAATCTCTGCTCACGATTAGGACTGCAGTGGAATATCACTGACGGGAAAGTGAATGTGTTTAAAAAGGGCGGCTCGATCGGACCTACTACTGCGCTGCTGCTCACGAAGGATACTGGACTCATCGGTAGTCCACAGAAAAAGGATAAGCAGAAGCTAGAGCTGATCAGCCTGCTACAGCCTGGGTTCAACCCTGGGAATCTGGTCAAGGTAGAGGCGAAATTTGTTACAGGTACGTTCATCGCAAATAAGGTCATCCATGAGGGTGATACCGATGACAAACCCTGGTACACGAAGATTGAGGTTTAGAAATGAGTTTAGGGATCAAGGAGTTTCAGGATAGCCAGACGCTGAATATCGAGGACATCATCGATATGGCGATTCAGGCAAAGCTCGTGAACATGCACGTGATGATCCACGGGTACATCGTCGACTACGACGTGGTTAAGAAAACTGCGACATGTCAGCCTGGAGCGAAGCGGAAGTATCCGAATGGGACGATACGTAATATGCCCCCCGTTCAGGGATGCCCAGTGATGCATCCTGGTAGCGGTAAATCTCGCATACACATTCCTGTACACGCAGGTGATAGCTGCCTCATCGGGTTCTCTGAGAGATCACTCGATAGATGGCTTGAGCAGGGTGGATCTGTAGACACTGGTGACGTGCGGATGTTCGATCTCTCTGATGGAATTTGCATCCCAGGGTTACGTACTGTGGGTGAGAATTTCACTGTAGAGGATCCAGATGCGATCGAGATCCAAAACGACAAGACTCGAATACGCGTGAAGCCTAATGGGAAGGTGTCGATCAAGAATCTGGATAGCGGGAAGGAACTCATCTCGACTTTATTTGATCTGGTACAGGCGATTCAGGACGCTCGGGTAGCTACATCTTTAGGACCGCAGCCGCTAGTGAACCCAGCGTTTGCGACGCTGCAAGCGGACATTGGTACGCTGAAGGAGTGATGCGATGGCAATGAACGCTACACAGCTTGCTGAGGCTATAGTGGACGCACTGAAGACTGTGAACCCTGAGATCACTGGCGCTCAGGAGACTGACTTGAAATCTAAGTGGGAGTTGATCGTGACCGAATTTGTAGACCATATTAAAAATGAAGCAGAGGTTACGGTGAATGTCGTGGTTCCTGGCACTCCGTTTACTGGCACAGCTTCGGGGACTATCACATGAGCGATATTCGATTGGATACAGACACTGGTGACATCCTCATTCGAAACGGACTACTCGAGCTCACTGACAAGGACGATGAGGTGGAGCAGCATCTCAGTCAGAGATTCAAGATGTTCAAGGGCGAGTGGTTTTTAGATCTGCTCAGAGGCATTCCATTTTTCGAGAAAATCTTTATCAAGAACCCGAACGTGAAGACGCTCGACGGTATTTACACTGAGACCATTCTCACCACTCCTGGGATGACGAAGCTCACGTCTCTCGAGCTAGATTTCGACAGTCCTAATCGATCACTCAAGGTGACCTTTGAGGGGCTGAAGGTAGATGGCGTGGTACAGTATTCTGAGATCATCAAGGCTGGGGAAGGATAACCGATGGCATTTGGACTGACCGACGCAGGACTACAGATCCCACGACTCGACGACATTAAAAAAGAGATCGAGGACTCACTGCGTGATGGCCTTGGGAATCAGATCAATCTCCTTCCTGAGACCGTACTAGGTCAGATCGTAGGTATTGAAGCAGAGCGTGAGGCTCTGATCTACGAGGCCGTCGAGGACGTTTACAACTCAGCGTATCTACCCACTGCTACTGGAATATCTCTAGACCTGATCGGAAAAACCATCGGTCTTGAGCGACAGCTAGCACGTGAATCAAAAATCACAGGCTTCAGGCTATTCGGATCAGCAGCTACAGTCATCCCAGCAGGTACCGTTTTCTCAGTAGAGGGCAACCCATTAGGACGATTTGAAACGGATCTCACAGTCACTCTCGTGGCTGGTATGGATGAGGTTCAAGATATTGATTTCAGCACCGTCCCAGACTCAGGAGCATTCAAGCTACGACTCTATGGGATCGATACATCAGCACTTCCATTCAATGCATCAGCCGCTGCTGTACAGGCAGCACTGAATGCTATTGATCCATGGGGGGCTGGTATCACAGTCGCTGGTAACTTTACCTCAGGCTTCACCGTCACCTTCGCAGGCGACGCAGGGAAGCAGCAGCAGGACATGCTCGTCGTCATCGACAATACTCTTCTCACAGTAGCTACTCCAGTCGTAGTCACCGTAGCCCAGACCGTAGAGGGCGTTAATCAAGGGACAGTTAATTTAACCGCAGAGAGCACAGGACCTACCGTCGCTCCAGCAGGAACGGTCACGGTCATTGAAACACCTGTTTCTGGACTCACAGCTGGGATCAATCCAGTGGATGCAGTGGTCGGTCGTAATCGTGAGACTGATGCAGCTTATAAATCTCGTATTGAGAACTCTCGTCAGGTGGGGGGAGCAGCAACTCCTGAGGCTATCAGAGCACGTATGCTCAACATCGTAGGTGTCACTGCTGCGATTGTATTCGAGAATGAAACTGAAATTTTTGACAGTGAGGGTAGACCTCCGAAATCATACGAGGTTGTAGTCGCTGGTGGAGATGACCAGGATATTTGGGATGAGATCTGGGACACGAAGCCTGCTGGTATTCGTACCGTAGGTACCGAGGTAGGTACTGTGATCGACTCTCAGGGTGTGGCGCAAACTGTTAAGTTTTCACGTCCTACAGCTGTGGATATTTACGTGGATCTCATCATCACTACTGACACGGACTTCCCTGATGACGGCGTGACGCTTGTGAAGCAGGCGATCGTTGATCGTGGAGATGCATTCGGTATCGGTAAGGACGTGATCGTCTATCCGACTCTGATCGCAGCACTCGATGCGATCCCAGGTATCACTGACGTAGTGATCAAAGTCGGTACTGCTCCAGCTCCGACACTCGATGACAATATTCCTATCGCTGCGAATGAGTTCGCTGATTTCGACACCACCAGAGTATCGGTGACGGAGATCTAATGTTTACAGAGATAACCACGCATAAAGAGGACGCGAAGAAAAGGCTCTTAGAGCAGTACAAAAAGAAGCCTCTCATCGCAGCCATGCTCGATGCTTTCAACGGTCCCATTCAGGAGATCGAGAGCCTACTCGTAGACCTAAATACCCTTCGTGATCTCGACACTGCATTCGGTCAGACGTTAGACAATCTAGGTACGATCATCGGATTAGAGCGTCCATCAGGAGCGACGGATGACGAGTACAGGATTCTACTCAAGACGAAGGTCTCGGAGAATATTTCAAACGGTGAGCCTGAGCGGATCATCGGTGTTTTTAAAGTGCTCGTAGCTGTTGATCTCGTACACTTCCAAGACGGTGCACTAGCTAGCTACCAGCTCCAAAGCTCACATGTATTTCCAGATCAAGACGCGGTGAACATGCTGATCGCACAGATCGAGAGAATCGGACCAGCAGGTACACGGCTTGATGCCATCGTCACCTTCGATGAGTTCGAAGCATTCGCATTCGATGGTCTACTCCCAGGCTTCGGCTTCGGTAGCACTGTGGACATGGGTGCTGGCGGGAAACTCGCCTACTTGAACCGCGCTAGATTTGATTTCGCATTTTTCGGACCTGATCCTAAAACCAAGGGCTTCGGTAGTACGAAAGACCCTCTTGTGGGAGGATCATTAGCATAATGGGCTTATTCTTAGAGGAGATCACGCATGGCAACTAAACCTGCATCAAAACCCCTGTGGACAGAAACTAATCCTACCGTTCGTATTGAACCTACTGGATCGAAGAAGGAAGCGGGATGGGCTGCTGATGAGCGTCCTCCACACGAGTTTTTTAACTGGCTGTTCTACAACATCGGTGTTGAGTGGCTGGACTATTTCGAAGAGGTCACTGATGCCGTCGCAGGTTTCACTCAGATCTACAATGCATTCGTAGGCACCATCGCACCAGGCGGACTCGCTACACACGCTAGCTTGAACGCTGTCATGGCTGATGGCGGTGTCCCATCGAACTGTAATATTCTCGTGCTCGATGCTGCTACTATTAACACCACGCAGCAGATCACGAAGAACGGGGCTCGTATCACATTCCTACCTTCAGCGATCTACACGAAGGGTTCCGCATCGATTGGTCTGGAGATTCAGGCTGACGAGGTGTCGATATACAATGGAAGATTTGAGGACTACACCACAGGTGATGCGATTAAGATTTTGGCAGCAGCTGACTACACGCAGATCCGTGACACACGTTTTGACAACTGCGCTTCTGAGATCAACGATCTGTCGAGCAGTTCATCTATCAGTGGTACGATGACGATAACTTAAAAGGGAGAATGAACATGAAATTACTAGCCTACTTACTTGCTCTGTTGACGGTAAACCCGATCTACGCAGCTGACTTCAAAACACAGGTCGACATCAATGAGTTCGGTCGTCAGTCATCGTCCGCAACAAAGGTTCTAAAATTCAACATCAATCAGGGAGTCAACAACCCAACGATCGAGTCGAATGTAACGGATCAGGACATCATGGTTAAGTCTGATCTCGTGCGCGTAGGTAAGCCTACGGTCGGTACTAAGGTTCTAGATTTCAACCAAGGTCTTGGAGCATCGAACCCGAAGGTACGATACAACTCATCGACAGCGAAATTTGAATTTTCGAACAACGGCACTGACTTTAAAAGTATCGGATCCGGTGGCGGCGGAGCTGGTGGAATCACCATCATCGCAGACGGAAACCCTGACTTTGAGGGGGGCACAGGTTCTTGGACTGCATCAGGTGGATCATTCACCATTGCTACGTCAGGATCTAATCTCCTATTTGACCTCAGATCTGGAGTGTTCAATGCTTCTGCGGCATCGCAGACGCTGTCTAACGCGCTGGTGGCCGTACCGAACGGTCTAAAAAATAACTCTGGTGTAGCATCCTGCTGGTTTAAAACCACAGCGACGGACTACAAGCTGCAGGTCTACAACGGATCTACAGTGCTCGCAGAGAACACAATTCCTGCTCTCAGTGATCCTGCTCAGGTCTATGTACCATTCGTATTCCCATCGTCAGGAAGCGTACAGGCTCGGATCATCTCCCAGTCTGATGCCGCTGATATTGCGATCGATAACTGCTTTTTAGGTGAGTCGGTAGGAAGAGAACTAATTCAAGCAGCATTCTTCGGTTCAGCAGTTGATCAAGCTTCTTGCCAATACTCAAACTCTACATCTGGCTCATTCCAGGATATGCCACAGGCCACTGGGACATGTGGTGTGTATACTTATACTGGTGGTCTTTCTGCTTCTGGATTAGCAGGTCCTCAGCCTTCATTTCAAATTGCTGACATGCCAGCAGGTGATTATCAAATTACTGTGACTGGTGTGTTTGCGTGCGCTAACGATGCTGCGACTCAAGATTGTGCTTTCGCTTTGTACGACGGAACAACTAGATATGATCCTCAAGGTACTCTTGACTCTGAGAACGGTGGATTCGGTGCTGTTCCAGTTCTTTCGTTCTTAGTGAGTAAGGGTGCATCAAGTACCAATCAGGTATTTAGAATTCAATCTTATGTGAGCACTCAGGCTACGATCAACGTAGACGGAAGTGCTGGTACTAGTAAGAGTCCTCTATCGTTCAAAGTTATTCGTTTCCCTTCTAAGTCAGAACAGGCTCAGAGAGTGAATGAGCAACCAAGTTGGGCGGCATCTAAAATTGTAGCCTCAGGTCCGACTACAAGTCTTAACACTACAGCTGCATCGTTCACTACTCTCTCACACGCTGACTTTGCTGCGATGACGAAGACTTATCTAGGTTCTGCAGCTGTATGCTCGAATGCTAACGATGTCTGTATGAAGGTCGGGAAGCTCAAACAGGGTGTCTATGAAGTGAAATACAACGGAGCACTGTACTCAGGCACATCTGATGACTGCGGATTCAGGATGTTCGATGGGACTAGTTCTATCGGTGCATTTAGAAATGTATCTCAGACAGCGCAACATGGAGCGCCTGGATTCCAAGGAATACTAGTGGTTGATTCTGATGTGTACGATAAAGAGATTTCACTTCAAGCATTCAGATCATCAGGAGCTGGTGCTGGATGTAGCGCATATTTCGATACTTTAGCTACTGGTGGAGAGGTTCAATTCTCTATCATTCCTATCGGCATGAGCATCTCTGATCTGATATTGAAAAACTCAAAGCAGATCATCAATCCGACTCAGTACAATGAGGTCACATTCAGATTCGCAAGTGGCGCAGACTGTAGCTCTGATCCATGCACGATCGACTATCAAAGCGGTGGTCTCAGTGCTGTGAATAGAACTGGTGTAGGAAGCTACCGATATGTATTTAATGCTGGAGTCTTCGCACAGGCTCCTGTTTGTGTGGGTACTTATGGAAGCTCTGCAGGATTCGTATTCGGATCATTCGGTGCTGGTAATACATACAGTGCGACACAGTTCGAACTCTCTACTCTTGATGCTGCGAATGCTGGTCAGGACTCTAGAGGATTCGTCACCTGTTCCGGACCTAAGCCGTAGTAGATTTTTTTTAAGGCATCATCGTAGGATCTTCCTATGGTGATGCTTCTCTTTTTGATCCAGTCCACATTCGCACTAGAACTTAGAAACCTCAGTATCGACTACATCCGTATGATCGGTGGAGGTCGGTACCTTGAGTCCCCCCATGAGCAGATCAAGGATCGCATGGGAGTGGATATTGATTTCCAGCTGATCGGTCCTACGTACATCGGTACTCGTGTGCATGGATTCACTACTCCAGATCGATTCTCATGGGCTGCTTTGAAGTTCGAGGCAGGCGTGAATGTTGGATCTAACCTAGACGTTTTCTTCTACCACCATTCTCAGCATGGACTCGATCGGCCTCATCCGATTGTGGATTTTCCTGTTGAGGATGGTGTAGGTATCCGTATCAGACTCAAATGATTTTTGTTACACTATGACGGAGAGCGACAATGGGTGATGATTCAGTGAAATACAAGGTTCCGTTTAGCTGGCTTGTGACGGTCATATCTGGGTGCTTTGCGCTCATCGTAGTGATAGTACCTGTGGTGATGTGGCTGTCTAATGTCGAGGCTAAGGCGATCAATACGGATGACTCTCTGAAGAGACATGAGTCTGTATATAAGCAGGACAAGGATGCGATCATCCAGCGTCTGGATAAGCTGAGTGAGTCTAATGCACGCATTGAGGGGTATCTCAGACGACCATCGAGGCGTGAGCAATGAACCAGGCTGATGTCATGGTCGAGTACCTAATGAAGTTTATGGGAACGCCTTATATCTGGATGGGTAACAATCCTCTCCATGGCTTTGACTGTAGTGGACTCGTATGCGAGGGACTCAGATCGATCGGCCTCATCAGACGTGCTGAGGATTTGAACTCTCAGATGCTACACAATAAATGGCCTGTAGCTAAGCGCACAGTACCTCCACAGAGAGGCGATCTACTGTTTTTCGGTAAGGACTCGGAGCAAATCACTCACGTGGCTATAGCCTACAGTGGGGGGCTTATGATTGAGGCTGGTGGTGGTGACTCGAGATCCACTACGAAGGAAATAGCTGCGATGCAGAATGCATTTGTGCGTATCCGTCCGATCTCATTCCGTGGCGACCTTGTTGGGACATCCAGACCACCCTATGAGACTCTCTAGGGACATAACCTAAGGGGGTTCTATATGTTGAAATCTATTTTTAAAAACACGTTCGCTTTGTTTGTATTCTCTATCCTCACCTTCGCTGCTGTGGCACTCGCACAGGATGTCGTCGCTCCACCAGAGGGCTTCGAGTGGGTGAGCATGGTCATGCAATTCTTACTCAATATTCCACATGTCGGACCTGTATTGGTCAAGGCGATTGAGATCATCGCTGCAGTCAGTATCGTGATGACCTCACTATCTGCTGGCTTGATCATGTTCGTGAAGCTGAGTGCAGGGGCTGCAAAGCTCGTAGGTGCTCATGACGCTGCAGAGAAGATCGTAGCTAAGAGTGAGAAAGTTCTCTACTGGCTCAAGTATCTCTCGATGTTTAACGCTAAAAAATAACGGAGGTTCTCTATGAGAAACCACCCACTACTCGTCATACTCATGGCATTCACTGTCATGGGATCGTCGAGATGCGTGACTAACCGTGTGACTCCTGACTCCTCGATGCTCGCTATCGCTGCAAATGACGCGACAGTGATCATAGATGGATGTGGTCAGCAGCCTATGGTTGGATCCACATACTGCAGAGTGACTGAGGGTAATCCTACGGCTCAGCACAAGGTATCGATCATAGTCCCCCCATCGAAGTGCCTATCGGACAAGTCATGCGTGTCGATCAAGGTGTTCTATGCTGATGGATCTCCAGACCTAGGGTTTGAGGTACCAGTCGGTATCACTCGTCAGGACATTCTCTGGAGTGATCTCGTACATCGAGCCACGTTTGAAAAGAATGACCGTGGTCAGTGGATCGTGATCGTGGACTACAAATGGCTCGATCAGGATGGTCGTGAGCAGAGGACTCGCATTGAGGGGAATCTCATCATGAGGGTTCTATCTGCATCGTATGTACCTCTACATCAGATCAAAGCTGATCCTGCCTTCGTATGGCGATGGGTGGACAATGGAGTGGAGTACGCCATGACCACAGCTGGGAGAGCGTATGCTGGCACTCGTCAGTAGTATCCTCTCATTCCTGATGCTCGTCATCGGTGAGTATTTCGAGGCTAAGAAGCGCGCGAGGTTGAAGGAACAGGCATTCGAGCTGGATCAGAAAACACGTGATGAGATTTTCGACAGTGCTCTAGTACGACTGAGAGCACAGGCAGCGAAAGCATCACATCAGGCGCAGGATCTAGAGGATCGTGTAGACTCGGATTCGAAGGATAATAATCAGGGGGGTTGATGCGTTGCTCTATCAGATCAATGATGGTTCAGAAGCAGAGATCATACCTGGTGATCGCGTCATTCTCACAGACGGTGCTCTAGGAGATCCGTTCGATGGTAAGGAGCTCGATGTCGTAGGTACATCGAAGCAGTACCTGATCGTGAGTCTGGGGATGAGAGGCGAGGCGTTTATCGGTGCAGAGTTTATTGAGAAAGCGATCCGTTCGGGGTATCCACGGATCAGGGGGGATTAAAAAATGATTATTAAAATTGCAGACGGTAGTGAGGTAGAGATCAGCTTAGAGTCTAAGGTGATGCTCATGCCAGGCGTTTTAGATTCAGAGGGACCATTCCAAGTCGTAGCATTCGACTCAGGACTGCCCGTTCTCCTGATGCCAAATGGTGAGCAGAGTGCATGGGATGGATCGAATATCTCTAAGGTGATCAATCCAGAGAAACCTCAGGAGATCGTAGATCTAGGTACTCAGCAGATCAGCACTGATCCAGAGGCTGCAGCGATCATCAAGGCGATCATCGAGACATCGAAGGCGAAGGATGAACTGATCAAAGCTCTAGAGAGTGGTGATGGTATTGCAGCGATCAAAGCAGAGCGCGATGCTGCACTCGAAAAGGTAGCAGCACTGGAGGCATCTAAAAGCAAAACCATTGAACTTCTTTCAAAGGTTGATGCTGACGCTCTCAAAATGGCTCAAGAGGAATTAAGTAAATGAATGTAGTCATCAGTGACGGAAGCACGAAGAATTTTGAGATAGGTGACACATTCAAAATTAAGTCAGGAGCACTTCCTGCTTTCTATGACGGCAAGGATTTATCAATCGTGAGGTTTGAAACACACGGAGGAATAGTCTATCCGTTCGTCAGATTCTTCATGCAAGCAGAGCATCCAGAGACTCACGAAATGGTCACAGTTCAAGATGAGACTTCCGCTGTAAGCGGTGATTTAATTCTACCCTAAGGAGCTACGATGAAGTCAGTCAAAGCAGATTTGTTACTAAGCACTACCGGAGTCTACGGAGACACGACGAAGACTTTCATTACTCCGATGATGAACGTTAAACTTATCGCATCGACAGGTAAGAACGCTCTCGGTCCTCCATTAAACGTGTTCCTCCCTGTGTTCGATGACTTCGGATTAGCAGCGGTTTCAGTACACATCGGAAATAATCGCATATTTGTATTCTCAGCTCCTGTGGCTGGTCTCATGAGATGCATGTTATACGATTTCAATCCACTGACAGGACAGGCTAATTCTGTTGGTTCTTGCATTCTGACTGTGATCAACTCTCCTGCGACAACTCACACGGTGAGAGCTGTTAAAGTTGATGACGGAGCTTCATCTGCCGTCGTAACTGGATGGCAAGTGTTCGTCACTACCACTGGATCAGTTACTGCTAACGGTGGAACCTACATGGCAGGATCTGCTGCTATAGGACTAGCTAAGACAGACTTCTCAGGTGTGCCTACGACGATCCCTACAGCTACAATCGCTGACGCGAAGCAAGTTTATAAACTTGAGAACTCACCATTCACTCTGACTGCAGGTGTAGCTCTAGCTCTGAGACAAACAGAAAAATTGCTCTACATGCTTAACGGAGTTTCAGCTACATATCAGGCTTATAAAGTAGACTACTCTCTTCCGACTGGTGTTCCAGGTGCGAACGGTATCATCACCACTCTCAACGTATTCGGTGGTACTGGTATCACAGGAAACCTTCCAGCTCTAACTGGAACCTTACTACTCACGAATTCAGGAGAAGCAGTAGTTCCTACAGAGTCATATTTGCCAGTGGCACTTCAAAACAATCCTTGTTTCTTTTTCGCTACTACGACTCAAACGTATCTCGGTCTATTGAGCGAACTCATTGCGGGTGGGACTACATGGCCGTCACTCAATCCGGCGAGTAACTTGATGCCGTTCAGTCCTCCATTTATTAACCCTACCTATGTATCAGCTTCTTGGTCACAAGATGTCGAGAGGGAAGTAATAAATATTGGCTCATCGAACTTCATAGCAAGACGACACATGAGCGGTGAGTTTGATATGATATTCGGCAACAGTCATGACAGATTTTTAGAGGCGGCAGGACACGCATCATTTTCAGAAGGGCATCTCTTCGGCGGAATAACGATGACTCAAGTAGCTGCTGGGCTCGGATGGGCGGCGGGAGTAATGACGACAGTCTCGCAAAGAGGTATCGTACTCACTCCTATAAAAACAGCTCAGGTTTACGGCCTTGAGTACTTCATCACAAAGGTCATGGACACTACTGATGGCGATACTCTAGCTTTCCTCAGCGTAATTTCTCAATTAGCGAACAGAACCGTCAGAGGAAGATTCCAGTACAGAATCTCTGGGTTTGCACCAGAGACCGTTGGATGGACAGACGTTTTAGACTCTGGTGATTTGAGCGCACTTGCTGCTGGTGAACAGATTCAAATTAGAGGATTTTCTCGCGGTATGTCTGAGTACAATCAGATCCCAAATCAGATCGAGGAGATCCATGTAGGCTATCAACCCAAGAGTGAGATGAGTGACTACTGGTCTGTGATATTCACTCACAGTACAGAGAATAGTCCTGCGAAAGTCACATTCATTCAGAAGAGATTATACCCTGTAGCTCCTGGTGATCTCGTAGCTCGTGGATATGATCTATCGAATCCTGCGAATCTACTGATCACGAAGAGTTTGCTGCTCAATGCCGCTGACTTCGGATACAGCGTCGATGACGGAGTGACATTCCTTCCATACGTGGCTCTAGGGAATGTGGTCGGTCACATGCTACAGCTCACGATAGGTGCACCGAATCCTCAGAAAACTCAGTTCAGCATAAGGGAGAGTTAAGATGGTGTTCCAGATCGCAGCAGAAAGTATGGTGTTCACACTACCAGACGCATGCGTAGACAACATCACGCCTCCTGTATTCGCTGGTATCGCTACTATCACGGCTCAGGCAAATGGATCTCTTAGGATTACATGGCTCGCAGCCGTACACGTTCTAAACCCTAAGTTCTATGACATCTACATCCAGGCGGGCACTGCAGTCGGTCTATTCGTAGATGCAAATAAGCTCCCTGCAGTAGAGAATCTACTGGTAGAGGACATCTACAATATTAAGGATCTCTCACCTCTCGTAGAGGGTACGACGTATCATGTAGGCGTGAAGGCACGGAGTGCAGCAGGTATTCAGGACTCAAATACGGTCTCTATGTCAGCTGTCAGTGCAGGGGTTCTCACGGACTCTCTCTCTGGTATCGCTGATACGCTTCTCTCCTCACTCCAGCTCGTAGCTGGTAATGTGGTTGGTACAGTAGACGATGAGACTGAGGTCGTAGGATCGGTGGAGGAATAAATATGGGTTCATGCAATGACGGACTACTCGGTAGTGAGTCAGTAAAGAAAATCAGAAACTATTTCCAAGGCGATGACTGGGAGATCCCATTGACCTTCCGTAGAGCTGACTCAGGAAATGTCGAGCCACTCACGAACGTCACGGCGATCACGATTAAATTGAAGAAGGTAGATGGCACGTACCAGACATTTTCTCTCGCTGATGGTGACATCACGATCACAGATCAGACGTATGGCAAGGCTAAGCTCGCAGTCGATACACTTGAGAGTGCTCTCATAGATGTAGCTCAGAGACTCACCTTCGATGCTGTAGTTACCAAGAGCACTGGGATCGCTCCATACACAGTACGATTCAGTGAGGCGATCAATATCCTAGCTCGTAAGGGGGGCTAGATTTTCTGAGCATCCTCGAGCGATGGGATGTCTGATTTATTTTTATTCTTCACAAAGTAGTTTTCGATCTCTAGGAGCTTTGTCGGACCGTCGTAGAGAATCCTCAGACCATTCACACGATCGATCCTGATCTCATATCGTCTCATCTTCATGGACAGTGACGTTCTCTTCTCACCTAGGAACTCTGACGCTGATGCGATGTTTAGGTGTGAGTTCATCAGTGCTCTTATGATCAGCATTTTCTCGTACCTGTCTACCTGATATTTTAACTGACTCATGGCTCGAATACCTCTCTGAATTCATTCTCAAATTGTTTGATTAGCTTCGGACTCTCTAGGTGGAAGAAGTACTTCCCTCTACGGTCTCTGATCACATCGTAGATAGGCTCAGCCTTTTTTAGTGCCATCTTAGCTCCTAGCATCGCAGAGACCTTCATCATGCGCTCGATGGTAGGCCACGTAGGCACCATACCTGATTTTTTATTTGGATCACAAATGATCTCTACAGCGATCTCGATCTGCTTCCGCATCTCTCTTGGGATCGTGATCGTGTCCTGATTATTCGTCTGGGTCATTTTTCTTCTTCTCGTGTGCTGATACCAGCATCAGTAGACCGATGATCGTGAAGATGAAGCCAGTGACGACTCCTGATACGAAGTATTGAATTGCTAGGTACGTAGTCTCATCCATTTGTAGCCTCTCCTAGATCGTGTTTAATCGTAGCCATTTTACGTGAGCAGGTGATCTCCATGAGATCTAGTATCGCTCCATTGATCTCTGGTGCCTCTACAGGACAGCTCGTGAGAGTCTCCTGTGCTGACCTAGCCTTAGTGTGAGCGAAGAGTAGATCCTGACATAGCTGCCATGGAACTGAGAGTGGGTGGTAGAGGGTCTGTGCGAGCTTCACCTCATCGACTGAGTAGTTCATGACTCTAGCTCCTCTGCTACGTTATTGATTTTCAGCACCATCGCAGCATTCTCGTTGTGCATCGATCCGAATGTCCACAGTGCTCTATTTAAGTTTCTGATCTTTCTCTCAGCCTTATTCGATCTGATCTCTAGATCCATCAGGTATTTCGAGTCTACGAGTGACTTCCCATCCTCGACCTTTGGTTTTTGCTTCAGCTCAGTCTCTAGATTTTTAATTCTCAGATGTAGGTTTGATCTCTCTCTAGAGTATTGATCGATCATCTCCTCGATCTGCTTCTGACGACTCATCGAGAGATTTGCAGCTGGTCGTGCGATAGCCAGCTCCTCGAGTAGAGCCATGATGCCATCGACGATGTCCTTGTCCATCATCTCATTGTAGACTCTCTGTGTGACCTCTTCTCTCGTCTGTCCTACATTGAAATAAACCACACTCATACACTCTCCTTATTTAAAATAGTTTCAACTGCACCCATGTAGATGCGTCGAACTCTGGCCGCTTTTTCTTGGATCGATTTCGCTTCTTGCCTGATGGTACGGGTTGGTTTGCCTTCACACCATTCACCCAGGCTGCTTTGATTGAGTGACATCTGCAATCGCAGATCTCTTTCACAGTGAACATCCGAGCAGGCAGCTGTACCTGCTTCGCTATACATATCCGTGAGTCCTCGTCTAAGCAGTGACATCGCGGAATCTTCAGACGCTTGTCGTCTGCATCGTCGAGGAGATGAGAAAACGGAGCGTGCGCCCTTGAGCAGTACTTCTGCCCACGTGCGGACTCCTTTGCACACCCCTGCTTCCCGCATCTCCTCATGATGGGATCGTAACAGTGTATTGAATGAACGCAATCCTAAAATCATTGGAGAGCCTCAGTACCAGCTTTGTCGATCTGCTCACCGAGTGGATCTACGACCGCTGGATACGCTACTCCTGCGCATACATTAAACCCTAGGTTTACGCCTCTCTCGAATGCACGCTTAGCTATGGCTCTCTCATTTGAGAGAGGAGAATAGTTTAAAACATCGATCTGCTGCGCATACATGTCGTTGAAGCCTATGGTCTCGGTCATCCTGTGGCATATCTTCACCAGAGCCTCACGAGACTTCTGCGCTGTACGCACGATCTCTAGGAGCGTTACAAAGTCCAGCTTCTCGATCAGCTTCATAAAGACAGCCTCTTTAGCCATCTGGATCTGCTCAGGGTTTGTATCCTGTGAGTCCACATCCTGCACCGCTTCATTGAAAGCGGTGAGAGCGGCCGTTAGTTCGATATTGATCTCACGTAGATCTACACGCTTTTGATTCACGATCAGATCTGGTGTGACGTAGAATGTTTTAGGGTTTTTATTTTCGCTCATTTTTCTCCTCGACCTCTACCTGTATATTCACTGATCCATCGGCCATGACTGGTCCGTTCGTGAGCTTCACTGACTCTAATCCTCTAGTAGATTTGACCATCTCTAGGAATCGATCGTGCTCCTTAGATCTGAGTGTAGCGGTCGTGTGCATCGTGATCACCTTCATGACCAGACGGATCGCGTCTGAGATGAATATCCCGATGATGATGCCTTTTAAAAAATTGTAGTCGTCCATTAGTAGTCACCCTGATCTGTGTCTGGTTGGTTTCCATTCGCTCTCTGCTGCTGTACCTGACGAGCAGCTGCCACGACCTTATCAGCACGAGACTCAAGCCATAGCTCCTCAGCCTCGAACTTCGTTTTATAAACCTTCTGACCTGTCTGCTTGTCCACCCAGCTCTGATTATCTATGCGACCACTGAAGCGTACCTTTGCGCCGTCCTCAGTGCGTGCGACCTCCTCAGCCTTCTCTCCCCATACGTAGCAGGAGATCCACTGAGTGGCGACCTGTCCATTCGCCTTCGTCTCCACGACCTTGATCTGGAAATCACAGACCATGGACGATCCACCTGGTGTGTACCGTACTCCTCTAAACTTATTACCCTTTGAGAGCGTACCCTCAAGCTGCACTCTATTCATTGCTATCGTCCTCCTTCTCCTCTGGTTTAATTTTCAGTGAATATGTCTCGTATCCTCTGTCCTGTAGAGCGTAGATCAGATCCTCATTTGTGAATGGTCTGAGTAGTGATTTTGTCGCTCTACCGAGTCCTTCTATCGCAGTAGAACCTATTACGATGTCTGCACTATTCTTGATGCTCTCGATCGCCTCACGGACGATGTCTACCTTACCGATCATGTAGGATCGTCTGATCTCGTCAGCCACTCTGTTGATCGCATTCACTTCCTTAGTCATCTTACTGATCTGAGTCTCACTTAGGATAGTACCGAGCTCCGCGATCATAACCTCTGCTGTTTCGATTGCGTCTGATGATCTCATCGTACTCATGTCTGCGCTCCTGCCTGTTGTGACTCTACTGGGGGGAAGTCCATGGGGACATCGTCCTCTACTGGCTGAGGTGGATTCCACTGTACTAATCCACGATCGATGAGAGCGATCTCTAGCATGCTGATGGTCTCATGGAAGTCTGTCTGCTGTGGTTTACTGAGAGTCTTGGAGTCGATCGCTATCAGCCTCTTATGCCACGCTGTGATCGTTTCATTGTCCAGCTCTCCCATCTTCTTACCTGCGTAAACTTTTCCGAATCTGATCAGATACTCATCCGTTTGTGGTGATGGTTTTTGATCAGAGAGTGGCTGAGACTTCGGCTGAACGGGTATGCCTGACTTCGCTGCCACTCCCTGACTCTGCTTAGGCACCTGGGAAGATGTAGCCTGTTTAGGAGCTACGTCAGTTGATGCCTTCGCTACTGGTGCATGGGACACGACTGCTCCACTCTGCCTCCATGTGTTTATCTTTTTCGCTGTCTCCTCAGTGACCTTAAAGATGGTGCCTGCGAAGAGACTGGTACGATCCTTTGATACAGCTGCCTCATTGTTCATGGCGAGATCAAAGACAATTGTGAAATCATACGATAGGCCGTCACGCTGGATTGGTGCCATGCCTAGTTTCTCTACCTTCTTCTTCCCATTCTCCTCAGACTGCGTGTACTCCATTTTCGATCTCATCGTAGCGATCACATCGATATTGGAGTGAAGGAAAGCATTTTTAAGAGCCGTGTCCTTGACATCGATCGGCTTCCAATTCGCCCAGTGATTCGTTCCAGGTCGAGCGTCGAGCTGTGCTTTCTGCTCTAGGAGTCCTCCCTCACCTGCCCATGCGTGTGTGAGAGAGTCGATGACTATGACACCGTATCCAGATTTCTCAGCGAGATTGATGGCATCGATGTATTTCTCAGTGGTGAATGGGGGGGTGATGTCCATGACATCGAACTCAATCCCCTTGAGTGGTCCAGTTGTCATGTTCGAGTACAGTGATGCTGATCCGTTTTCTGTATCGATGACTGCTATTTTTCCGCCCAGACCTTTTGCGAGTACGAGAGCTGAGAATGTTTTTCCCGATCCCGATGGTCCCGTCATCGCTAGCTTGAGTCGTACCTGTTTACGTTCTGCCCTTTTAAATCCCGACATGTGTGTTCCCCCTCAGTTAGATGTCATTTGTTTTTGATATGT